TGAGACGCATTGGCAGCGTTGTTCAAGCCTCCGGCCATGCCGGTGTTGGCAGCTCCGGACGCGAGGGCAGCGCTGTTGCCCGCTTGGATGCTTGCAACATAGTTCCGAAAGCTGTGACCGGACGCCGTTGCAGCCGTGCCAGCTTGCGCAGTGGCGCTGGCTAGCTGCTGTTGCGCGTTGGCCGCTTGCGTTGATGCACCCGTAGCTCGCTGCTGGGCCGCTGTAAGCGCGAGAGCCGCACGCTCACTGGCTAGGGTAGCGGCAGCGGCCCGCGCTTGCGCAGCCTCGGTGCGCGCGGCCTCTGTAGCAACCTTCTGCTGTCCGAGTGCAACCTTCTGCGCAGCGACAGCGCCCGCATTCTGAGCATTCGTAAGGCGTGCCTGTGCGCTAATCAGACGGGCTTGTGCGCTGTCCGCCTTGGCCATGGCCGCAGCGAGACGGTCAACTGCACTAGCGTTGACGTTCGAGAGCGCAGACTTAAGCCGGTTTAGATACGTTTCACCGCGATCCGCAGCGTCCGCAATTCCCCGAAGCTTCTTTTCGACGTTGGCGTCAACCTTGTCGGTGACTACTACGTCAATCCGTTCGTCAGCCATTAGCCCCTCACTTCAACAAACGCTTAGCAGCCCGTTGAGCTGCTACACGAAACATGATTAGCGCCCGCGGAACGAATCCGCCAGCGAATTGCGTGCTACCACCTCGATCCAGTTCACCGATGTGCGGGGCAGTATTCGAGATGTAGATCGCCACCCCCGGCTTTTTTGAATCGAGCTTAGCTAGACCCACTGAAAGCGACTTCTCGCGGCTAGCAGCCGCCGTCGAACCCTTACGACCAAGGAAATGCGGACGTAAGGGCCCAGACGGGGCGCTACCGATGCCGATCTGAGTGTTGGAGATAGCTTCCGAGGTATCAACGGGCATAACTTCAAGCCACTCACGCAACACAGCCTCAGAGCCTTCACGCGCGATGTCGCTGGCGAGCGTCGGAAGACGGTCCGCCCTTGCGCGCATCGATGTTGCTAAGCTACTAAGACTTTTTGCCACGTGGACCTTTCGGTGTTCGAGGTTTCGGTTGCTTCTTTTTCCACCACTCGAGGAACCCGATATCCATCTTCTGGATGTGATACCAGAGGTCCTCCTGTTGTTCTGAATCGAGCTCGTAATCTAGTGCGTATTGAAAGCACATCGACCTTGTAATCCGATTCGGTCGTTCCCGTTCTTGATCTAGGTCGAACCATGCGTTGAAGAATAGAGCATTCCCAAAGAACAGTTCCGGCTTCTCCAATATCCGCTTAGGTAGCGGCTCTTTGAAGCGGCGAGCCTCCGCCCGGATCTTCTTTTCGACCTCGGGCGGAAACTCGTGCGTATAGATCAGAACGGCTGTTAGTTTTTTGAGGCGCCCTCCCGCTCCTGTTCGCGGAACGCAGCCGACTTCTGCGCACGCGATTCCCAGTCGTCATAAAGGTCGGGCAGCTCGTTGAACAGGGCGAGAGCATTCTCGCGGTTGAAATCCAGAAGCTCGCTGTCTTCGTCGTTGCCGGTCAGCTCCGACTTCGGGAGGTTCTCCCAGTCGAGCAGCACCGTATCAGCGAACACTTCCTGGAGCATCTTGCGTGCCAGGTCGTTGTCGAGCGCATCGTTTTGGATGGCTGACTGGTGAGGCTTCGTCACCTTGTTGAGTTCCTTCGTATAGCGCTTGTTCGAGCTGCTCATACGGGAAATCTTGATGCGGATGGGCTTGCTATTGTGGTCATTGACGGCGACTTCGAGCCACACGCCCTCGACCTCTGCAGTGCGATCGGTCTTGAAGGTCTTACGCAGGGACATTGTTCATCTCCTATTTATGATAACGGGGCGGGAACCTGATTGGCCCCCGCCCTGCGAGCATAGCTGAGCCGGGGCTGCTTAGCAATCCTGATCGGGCATGGCAACATCAGGAAGGTATGCGAACCAACCGATGAGCGCCGTATGACCGAACTCGGACTCGGCAGCCGCGTTCTCCAGCGGGAGCATGATCGCAGCATCCTGTTCGATTTCCAGCCGGCCGCCACCAAGGCTGAGCAGCGGGATGTCCATATAGACGCCGGCGTTCTGCTTGGCGTAAATAGCGTCGAACGTGACGTCCCAGTTGCACTTGACACCATGGATTGCTTCCACCGTAGTGAAGTAGGCAGAGCATTCCATGTCCACATCGAAGTTGCCGGTGATGGTATCGAACCCGCCCAGCACGCCCTGGGCCTTGGCCGAAGAGACGTTGTTGTTGAAGGTTGCCGACCATTCCGTCACACGCGCGAACAGCGGGTTCGGGTTCAGCGTATTCGGATCGATGACAGCCAGTCGAAGGCGATAGATGTTGGATGACGTATTGAACGCATCCTCACCGAGCGCCGTCAGCCTGGTGTTATCCGCCCGAGCACTGAGGGGACCTTCCGCGCCGGTGCGAGTATTGGCCTTCTGCCCGATGTAGGACATATCGAGATTCACCAGACCAGCTTGCGGGCTGTTCCAGGTCAACTCGTTGGCAACTGCGCCGGTGAGGTATTCCGACTGCACACCGTCGTCGTCACGGCCGAGCGTGCGTTCGATGACCGAGCTGAACCGCTTGATCAGGTCGGGATCTTCTTCGTTGCGAATACACGGGCCAAAGAAGATTCGCACCGTTTGACCGGCACCGGCATCCGTGACCACAGCCATCGTCGTCTTGTCGAAGCGCACCTCCGAACCGTCATCCGAGATGCTGTAGACCCGCGCATAGAACGGTTCCACACCCGCAAAGCGGTATGCAGCATCGGACGAATCGCCAAGAAAGACCCACTGCCCGGGAATCAGTCCGAAGTCGTTCATGTCGACAGCAGCGCTTGTCAGGACAGCTTTTCCGCCTACAACGTCGATGCTGACGTCGCCTGCGGTAAACTGGAACCCAACGACTTCCAGCGTCTGCGATGCAGCACCAGCTTCGTCCGCCAGCGGGCCAGCGACAGAAACGTGAGTTCCGTCGGTAACGCCGTTGAGGACGTGAACACCGTTGTTAGCGGTCTCGTCAAACCCCTTTGCCAGGACGATATGTCCTGCAATGAGGCCGGCGCTGGAGGCAACGGTATAGTCGTTCATGGCAGCGTCAGCCGCTACGCCCGACAGGAAGGTCTGCTCACGCATTTCTGCGAAGAAGAACTCCTCCAGTTCCGTCTGCATGTTGTTCTGCGTCAGATCCTCGTTGTAGCCGCCGTCGACATCGAGGTCCGTGGTCGAACCCTTCTTCCGCTGGCGTGACGGGCTGAAGGTCTTCCGCGCCGTCTTGGTATAGTCTCCTCCGAGATCGTCGAACGAGTTTGGCTCGCGGGTCTGCCAAGCTCCAGTCGCCGGGACGACGCCGAGCTGTGCTTCCCTGATTTTGTAGAAGCCAACAAGGTTGGCGTCCTGCTTTTCGGCAACCATGAGCTAGATTCCTTTCACCTGACTAAATTGGTAGTCCGCAATCACGTTCCACCGATACCACGTCCCGTCATTGTCGAGTTCACGGATGCGTGGATTGCGGAACCAAATCGACCCACCCGTTTCCGAGGCCATGAACATACACTGCCCAAGCTCAGCTAGCAACTCCCCTTTCGCATACGAATCCGCGGACTTCATCGGTGCGAAAAGTTGGAGAGTAATGAAACCGAAGTTATCGTAAACGGGCTTTGAAACGCCCTCCTCCGGAACCATGTGGCCGCGCTGTTGCGTGGTCACTGTGTTCGTGCTGGCACGCATCCAATACTTGTCGGCGCCAGGCAAACCTGTCTCCTCAAGACCCTGATAGCGGATCTCGGGAATATAATCAACAATCGCAGCCGCCTTAGCGTTCCATACGTTATGGACGAGCTGAAAGAGCTCCTTGCGAGCGTTCTGTGGGGTCAGCGTCATGCTGCCACCGTAATGAAATAGAGGACAGGCGTGCCGTTCGGCGCCAGGATATCCATCTTCAGAATGCTGATCTGCGCAGCATCCGGAGCACCCCGGCGGATCGTGTCAGTGGTCTGCGGATCGAAATCGACGCCACCAGCCATCAGACCGACCTGAGTGCTATCTTGCACTTCTGTTCCCGGTATGACATCCATGACCTGCATAACTCCGCGGTCAAGATCTTTCGGGGAAAAGAAGGCAATCGTGCAGGGGGACGGCTGAGGCAGCTCACCGGCCGTTGCATAGCCGGGCGAAGTGCTAACCGTCACCCCTGGCTTCTGCCACCAGCAGTCTTGCCCGAACTCGTAAATGAGGTCCTTGGCATCTTCAATAATTTCGAGGTAGTCTTCCCTCACCGGATCACCCTCGTTCCGCCGGTGCCGGGCGCAAGTAGCGAAACCATATAAGCATCCGCTACAGGGTATGAGCGAAACGAGTTAATTCGTCCGCTGCCCATGACCTTG